ATCATGCCCGAGCTCCAGGCAGCGGTTCGCGGTGCCGACCGTGACGGCCTCTCGCGTCGCTGTGCGGGCCGCAACCTCCGAGTAGGTGTCGAGGGTCCAGCGCCGGCCGGCGCGATCGACAAAGGCCGTGGTCCCTTCCTGGAGTAGCTCGAGGGAGATCCGGGCGGAGACTTCACGGCGGGTGAGGCCGCCGACGACGCCGGTGGCGACCTCCTGCTCGACCACCTTGGCGAAGACGTCGCGCGCCTGGCGCCCGATCGTCAGCCGTGCCGCGATCAGGCGATTGTCGAGCTGGCCGGTAATCGCCGCGGCCGCCTGCTCATGGGCGCCGAAGAAGCGGCCCTCGGCGCCGGCGACGAAGGGTTCGTCGGGGTTGAGGATCGCGTCGACGATGGTCGCGCCGTCCAGGTAGGAGCTGCGGATGGCGCGCTCGACCAGTTCGGGCGACGTCGCCGCGAGCTGGCGGATCGCTCGATCAAGGGCTAGAAGCTGCTGCTGGCGGAATGCGGCGGTGCCGGTCGCCCCGCGCTCGATCGCCTGGCGCAGGAGGGCTTCGACGCGGCGCTTCGTGCGGGCGTAGAGGACGACGAGGCGATCGACGTCGGGATCGGAGGCCAGTCGGCGCGGCGCCGGCGGCATGGCTAGCCCTCGAAGGCGGCGACCAGGGCGCGGGCGAGATCGTCGACGAAGCGCTCGCGGGCTTCGTGATAGGCGGCGTTGCGGACGTCGTAGGCGTCGCGGTGGATCTGCCCCTCGTCGAGGTCCATAGCTGCACGATCGCAGTCGCGCTGCGCCAGGTGGAGAAGCTCATGGACGATTACCTCGTCGGCGGTGTAGTTGCCGTGGGCCCCCCAGGCGTCGCGCGGCCACTCTTCGACCTTTCGGGTGAAGCGAATGTTCGAGCGGCGGTAGGGGACGCTCTGGGCGTCGACTTCGGCGAGCGTGTCGTTTCCGTCCTCGTCCTCGTCGGGCTCTGAGTCCCAGACGAAGTTGATCTGCCAGCCATCGAGGCCGAGGCGCTTCTGCCACAGGGCGACCAGGTCTTCGATCTGGCGGCGGGTCACTTCGGCTCCAGCTCGACGTGCGTCGTCTCGACCCCCGAGCCCGCGAGCTCCGCGAGGTCGGCCTCGGTGACGTTCTGGACCTCGCCCGTCTGCGGGCCCTTGCGGTCGGTCTCGAACTCGACCTGGTCGCCGGCGCGGAATTCGATCGCGGGGTCGCGGGTGTCGACCTTGAGGATCCGGCGGACGATCACGTCCCGGCCCTGTGCGGTCGTCTGCCGGTCGCGCTTCTCCTGGTAGTAGACGCGGGCGCTGCCCTCGAAGATCGGGTCGCCGGGGGTCGCGGGGACGCTGGCGCCGGGCTCGGCCAGGTGGCCGCCGCGGGTGACTTTGGTCAGCGTCGCGTTCGACTGAAGCGGCGCCACGTTACGGCCTCGCGCGAGCGCCGGTCGGCCGCAGGTTGGCCGCCTCGAGCAGCGCGAGGGCCTCGTCGCCGAAAACCCGGCCGACGCCGCCTGAGCGGGAGAAGTCCGGGCCCGAGACGGAGTCGAAGCGAAGGCCCTCGGTCAGCTCGGGATGATGAAACAGGCGCGCTCCGAGGACGGTGATCGCCTGGCGGAGCATCTCCCATTGGTAGGGCGCGACGTCGGCCTCGGCGACCTTGAGGCCTTCCTGTGGGCCTGACGTCTGTCGCAGCCGCGGGCCGAGGGTGTTCTCGACGAGCGTCGTCGCGTAGCGGATCAGCTTGGCGGCCTTCGCGTCCGGGAGGGCCGCCGGCGATGCCTCGGCCTCTGTGCGCAGCTCGTCGGCGGTGATGTAGTCGGCCACGGTGGGGAAGGCTAGGAAAGGTTGCGGACGCAGCGAGGGCCCCGGACCAGGGATCCGAGGCCCTCGCGCCTACTACGCGGCCGCGCCCCCCGTCGAGCGGGCCGCGGAGCTTTTGTGTCAGCCGTCGATCTCGATCGTCGCGCCGCACTCGACGCAATGCGCCATCGTGGCGATCCTCGCCGGCCGCTCGACCTGACCGTCCGAGTTGACCTTCGGCGGGACGCGCTGATCGTAGATCTCGACCCGGCTGGCCGGCATCGGGCATCCGTCGAGGTGGGCCTGCTTCGGCATCTTCGCCGCGATCTTCTTCGCGGCCGCCGAGGGCTCCTCGTCGTCGCCACCGGCGGCCTTCTCGGTCGCCTCCGGCGTTGAGGCCTGCTTCTTCTCGATCGCGGCCTTGACGTCGTCGACGGTGATCCGACCCTCCGAGCCGGTCCCCTTGACTGAGCCGAGGTCGATCGAGTTCTCCTTCGCCAGCTCGGCGGCCTTCTCGGTCGCCTCCGGCGCTTTGGACTCGCCCATCGTTTACTCCTTCGTTCGCGGATCCGTTTCCGTGCGCCCGGCGCCACGTTGGGCCCGAGCCGTGCATATGCGCCGCGAAGGGTAGGGCCAAACGCAGACGGGGCGCCCGAAGGCGCCCCGTCCAAGGTCCCGGAGAAGTCGGACTCACTCGTCGGCGGTTTCGACGCCGCCCTTCTTCCCCTTCGTGTCGCCGATCTCCTCGGTGCGGGGATTCTGATGCTCCCCGCCCTCGAAGTGGGCGGCCGTGTCGCCGAGCCGGTCGCGGTAGTCGCCGCGAGTCGGGCCCTTGCCGAGGGCGTCCTCCGGCCCCTGCGGCTCCGGCTTCGTGCCCGGCACCATCGGGGGTCCCTCGACCCCCGCCCTGTCGATCGTCTTGGTCTTACCCATGACGTTCCTCGCTTTCCGGCGAGCCTGCCGCGTCAGACGCGGCGGACCCCCCTCAGTCGGGCCGCGCCCGGACCGAACACGGCGAGCCCGCAGAAGAACTCGATCCGGGTCCGGTAGGCCGGCTTGGAGTCCAGCTCCCCGAGGTCGCGGACGTCGACGCCGCCGTTCGTCAGGCCGGTGACGGCACGGTCGCCCTCGTCGGAGCCGAACCGCACGGCGTAGATCGAGGACGTGACGTTGGATTCGCCGAGGACCTCCGTCTGCGGGATGATCCGCGCTCCCGCAGCGGTTTCGCCGATGTCGATCATCGGGATGCTGTTGTAGAAATCGACGACCCGACCGAACTCGTCGCGGTCCGCCGAGTGGAAGCCCTCCCGGCGGGCGGCCGAGCGGAGCCAGGCCTTGACGAGATCGTTCATGTACAGGGCGTCCGGCGTCCCGCCCTTGACCAGGGCGAGGAGTTCGTCGAGCTTGTCGAAGAAGGCGTGACGGTCTTCGGAACCGGCCCCGATCACCGGGAGGCCGTTGGCCCCCGCGTCGAGGACCTGTTTCCCCGTCAGGCGCTTCTTCAGCCCGTCGAACGAGTTGGCGTCGACGGCGACGTCGCCGTTGATGAAGGCGTCCTGGAACTTGATGGACGCCGCCTTCACCTTCATCCGGTCCTGCTCGGCCCGCTGGTCGTTCAGGTTGCCCCGGGTCTTGGCGATGAAGGTGTCGACGTCTGCGTCGCCACCGAGGATCACCAGGGCCTCGGTCTTCTGGTTGAAGGTGCCGGTCGACTCGGAGTAGGCGGCGTTGACGGCGCGGAACTCGACACCGGGCAGGGCCGCCTCCTCGTTGTAGGCGTAGGCGTTGCCCTCGATCGGCTTCAGCGGAATCCGGTCGAGGACCACGGACTCCAGGAGAAACGTCTCGACGACGCCTCGCTGGAGGTCGTTTTGAGACAGCTTCGCTGCCTCAGCAAGGGTGAGAGCCATTGCGGCTGCTCCTTTCCTTTACTCGGACTCTCCCTCGCCCCCGCCTTTGTCGCTCTTCTTTGCCTCCTCCTCCGCTTTCGCGTAGTGGCGGCGAAGCCGCGCGGCCCCCATCGGTTCCTCGTCGCCGGACTTCGACTTGCTGCCTTTGTCGTCGTCCTCATCCTCGTCGTCGTCCCCTCCGCCCTTGTTGGGCTTCGGGTCCTCGACTGGGCGCTGCTTCTTCGACGAGACCATCCCGGGTTCTTCGCGGGCGAGCTTCTCCAGCGCGCGCTCGGTGTCGTCCTCGGTCTCTAGATCCTCGGGATCGAGGAGTTTGATCGCCCTCTGCGGGTTCTTGAAGCCAAGGCGACCGGCGACCCCAAGGGCCGTCGATTCACGCTTCGAGTCGGCCAGGTCCTTCTCGGCCTTATCGGCGCGTTCCTTTGCCTCTTCCACCTGCTTTTCCAGGCGCTCCAGCCGCCGCTCCAGGGCCTTCTTCTCGTCGTCTCCAGTCGAAGCGTCCTCCAGCCTCTTCTCCAGCTCGGCGATCCGGTCGTCGCGTTCTTTGCCCTCGTTCTTGAGGTCGCGAACTTCGCGATCCTTTTCGCTGATGCTGCGCTTCAGCTTGTCTGCCTCGTCCTTGGAGATCTTGCCGTCGTCTTCGTCAAAGCCGAGCGGAAAGCGCGGCGACCCGAGGACACCCCGGGCGGCGAAGGCGATGGCTGACTTGGCTCCGTGCATTGGCTTCACTCCTCGATCTCGAATTACCGGCGGTTTGTTGACCCGCTCCTACGCGGGGGGCTAGCCGACCTCGCCCGGTGCTGCTATTTCCCGGGTGCCGGTGGGACGTTGCCCCCGGCCTCCGGGTCTTCCTCCGGGTTCCCCGAGGGCGAAGCCCCGAGCCCGGTGAAGCTGTTGGCAGTCTGAATGTCCTCCCGGATGGCTTTGACCTCGGCGTCAACCTGTTCGTCGTCCCAATCCGGGTGTAGGTCTCTGACTGCGGTCTCGATCGACTCGACGGGCCCGCCGGTCGCCGTTGCGTGGCGGGCGAACTCCTCGGTCAGATCGCGTGGGAGCGGGTCCTGTAGCTCAACCGCCGGCGCAGCGCCGGGGTCCGACCAGCTCCGGGCCCAGCCACCCTCTGCAAGCGAGCGCGAGTCGAGAAGCTGAGCGGCCATCAGCATTTGCGGGATCGCGTCGTCCCATGAGCGGCCCGAGCCGCGGCTCGCCGACGTCGCCGGCAGGAGGCGCACTCGAAGGGCCGTTCCCGTCTCGGCCGTGCCCTCGCCGGCGGCGGAGCCCTCGCCGAGGAACTGGACGGTCAGGCCACAACGGGAGGCAACGGTCTTAACGAGCTTGTCCTGCCATTCGATCAGGGCCTTAGCGTCGAAGGTGTACTCGAGGACCTTGAAGGGCTCGCCGCTGCCCTCTTTGCCGAGCTGCGCGTCGAGGTCGTCGCCGGCGACCAGGACGTCCTCGCCGGCGTCGAAGAGCGGCTTTTCGATCGGGATCCGCGAACCGTCGCCGGCGTCGATCGAGTCGGGGAGCTGCGGGTCGCGCTTGGAGAGGGACTTGGCCGGGACGACGATCCGGCGCTTGGCGACCAGGCGGGCGTTCTCGACGCCGATCGTCATGGCCTCGTTCAGCGCCAGGAGAAGATGCTCATTGCCCTCGAAGACCGACCGGCCAAGGTGACGTTCACGGCCGCGGCGGAAGATCACGCGGCCGCAGAGGATGCCTGGTAGGCCGTGATCCCAGACGGTCTCGAGCTCCTCGGTCTCCGAGAACTCATCGAGGTCCTTCCCTTCGCCCAGCGTGTCGCGGGTGCCGAGGTAGAGCCGGTTCTCGATCCGGCCGACAGACTGGATTTCCAGGTGCCGCCAAACCTTGCGCTTTGCAGCGCGCCGGTTGTCGCGGGGATCCTCGAACTCGCTGACGAAGGCCGCGGCGATCAGGGCCGGGCCCACGTAGAGCGGTATGACGACCTCGCGCGAATGAAACGTCGGATACGGGCAGGGCAGGATGCGGGGGTCCCCAGCTTCGATCCGCCACCACACCTCACCCTCGGTCGAGCGGATCTGCTCGGCATAGTGGAGCTCGGAGGGAAGGTCGGCGGTCTCGATGATCCGCGTGAGGTTGCCCTGGTCGGAGTCGGTGTTGGCACGGAAGCGGGGGTCCTTGCCGAAGAGGAGGTCGGCCTTGGCGGTGCTGATCCGGTCACCGATCGGGTCGACCACGTAGGGGCGATCGTCGGGCCAGCGGTGAGCGACCTTCAGGGCCGCCTCGTCAGCTTCGCGGAAGGCGGCGCGCCTGGCGACCTCGGAGATCGCGTTGTGATCGAAGGGCGGCGGCCAGCGTCTCTCCGCCTCGACGCGGGCGATCAGCATGTTCGCCGCGATTTCGGTCACGCCGACTTCCCCAGCCAACGAGTGATCGTCGCAGGAGACACCTTCATGGCAGCCGCGATCTGCTGACGCCTATAACCCAGTCTCTCTAGGCCTGCGGCGAGCGCTACAGCTCGCCGCTTCTCCGCCCCGTGGAGCTTCCTATGTGTCCTCAGTCTCGTCATGCTCGTCGCGGACGGCACGGAAGCGGCGGGCAGTCGTGGCGACACCGGCGAGCCAGGCATCCGGTCCGTGGTCGTCGCCCTTGTCGACTTTCCCGGAGTCATCGTCGGCGAACTCTAGGCCGCGTAGCTGACGGAGCAACACAGGGCACCCCGCCGGCGAAATCGCTGCAAGCTGCGTAGTCGGTGGCTTCGGTCCCCACGCCGCCTCGTTCCAGGGCGTCGGCAGGCCTTCGGTGAGCGCCTCGACCAGCGGCACCTTGGCGGCGTCGCAGGCCTCGACGAAGCGGGCCGAACGGCGGAAGAGCCGGCGGCTGTAGAGGATCGCCTCGTTCTTGTACTCGCCGAAGGGGATCGAGACCGATTTCAGTCGCGGCCAGCGCGAGCGCCGCGCGGTCGAGAGAAAAGAGCGCATCGACTGGACGCCGGCGGCGTCGAAGTGGGCGCTCCCGACTCGGCCGAGTTTCTCGGCCATGCCAAGTAGAGGCTCGACGAGCTGCTCGGGCTCCAGGTGCGCGTGTACGACCTCGGCGACCGAGTAGAAGCCGCCGCGCTCAAGCGGATGAAGTACGAGGCCGTGCGTCTGCTCGCCCCAGTCGATCGCCGGGATCTCGGCCCGGGTGGGAGGAGCCGCCGGCGGGATCTCCCCACGTTCGCGTAGCTCGTCCAGGGCGCGCCCAATCCGCTCGGCGGCGTTGATCCCCGCGGGCGGGTAGACCTTGGCGCCAGGACGGCCCTGGAGGGCTTGCTCGACCGTTTCGGGGTACTCAGCCTCAAACTCCTCATCGGTCAGGTAGTTGTCCTTCTCCTTCTCGCGCCACTCCGGCGATCGCCGCGGGTCGGTCTTCGAGGGGAGGAAGACGAAGCGGATCGTCTCGGTCGCCATCGCCCGGCTGACGAGCTGGGCGAAGGCCTGGCCGTCGCCTTTAACCTCCTCGGGCCCGTTGCCGGTCGAGAGAACGATCGCCCGCCCGTCCTCGCCGAGGGTCGGCTGGACCGCAGTCCAGGTCTCGCCGGCCTGGCCGTTCTTTATGAAGCCGAACTCGTCGAGGATTACGAGGGCGGCCGTCTCCTGGCGGGCCGCGCTCGGGGTGCCGGCGAGGGAGGCGATCTCGCCCCGCCCGAGGACGCCGAAGCGAGTGTGCGATTGCTTCGTGTCGCGGGCCTCAGCCGGGCTTAGGAAGGGCGGGAGGCATTCCTGGATATTGCGAATTCGCGAGATCAACTTGGTCGCGTCGCCGCCGTGCTTCGAGAGGGCCAGGATCCGGGCGATCGGGTTCTCGGGGTCGAAGGCGAGAAGGTGGAAGGCGTCGTGCAGGGCGAGCCACGTCATGCCGAGCTGGCGGGCCTTTAGCCACACCTGGCGAAGCCACTCGCGAATCTCTTCAAGGACTTGACGTTGCTCGGGCCACAGGTCGAACGGGATCCGCCGACCCTTCGGCGGCTTCAGGTGGCCGTAGGCCTCAGTGAAGTAGACGTGCCCGGGCACCCATAGGCCAGTTACCGGGTGCAGGCCGCCTTCGGCGACCTTGCGGCGCTCGGCCTCCTCCCATGCCGCGTCGTAAGCGACGTCCTCGGCAAGCGCGAGCCGTTGCTCGAGGGGAAGCCAGCGGACCGCGTTGGGGAGGAACGGCTGAAGCTCGTCGCCGCCGCACTTGCCGAGCGTCCAGGCGACGAGCTGGCGCTTCTGTGCCTCGCTGAGCTTGCGGACCTCGGCCTCGAGGAGGCCGGTCCCGCTCATCGCCGGCGGCGGGCGTTCCCCGTGAAACGCTGCGCTGCGAACTGTTCCCGGCCGGCCTGCCGCCCGCGGATCCGACGACCGACTTCGCTCAGTTCGCGGCGGATGCTGAAGCCGGTCTCCAGGTAGTCACGCCGGAGACCATCAGCGAAGAAGGCGACGCCGCCGAACGCGCAGAAGGCCAGGACCGCAAACGCGATCAGGTCGAGGGTGGAGGACCACCATCCGATCACGACCAGGTAGACGTCGCCCGCGAGCGCTGCGGCGAATACGACGAGGAAGGACACGTCGAATAGGGCGAGCCAGAAGAGCCGCGTTGAGGCCCTGTCCTCCTTCACACCCGCGCTCCAGGGGGATCGTAGGTTGCGGCTTCCTCGGGCTTGAGGACGGCGCCTGCGACGTCGTAGGGCAGGAAGAGGACGGCCTGCTTCACCGTCTCCAGATCGACCGTCTCGCGGGTCGAGCCGGGGAACGGATCGTGGACGAGGTCGAGGCCGCGCATGACGACGCAATGGTCACCGTCGATCGCCGGACTCGGGATGCTGGCGATCCAATAACCGGGGAAGACGGGCCCCTCGAAGCCGTCGACCAGGAAGACCGGCTCGATCCCGAACTGGGCAAGCTCCCGAATCCAGGCCTTGCCCCAATGCTGCTCGTCGTGGGGGTTCGGGAGGTCCTCGGGGGCAATCTCCAGGATTGAGGCGACGCAGGCCCGGAAGCAGTCGCCGCGCTGCGCCGGCGGGGCCTCGAACCCCCCGCCGGAGACCCGCTGCATGTATCGGATCACTTCGGCTCGTCTCCGTTGCCGCCCTGCGCCTCCTCGTAGCGCTCGCGAGCTTCGTCGAGCTTGGCGCCGAGGTCGATCGGCTGGCCGTCCGCCGTCTGCTCGAGGGCCTCGGCCCACAGCTCGAGGCAGGCGGGCGCGTCCTTGGGGAAGGTGCCGGCCGCCAGGTGATCGGACAGTTTGGAGAAGAGGAAGCCGATCGCACGATCGACGTGGGCTTTGAGGAGGAGCGCCTCGAGGTCTTCGGGTTCGCCGACCGTCAGGGAGACCGGCGGATGGCCTGTGCCGTGGACGACCAGCTCGACCAGGGCGCCGTTGACGAGGGCGCGGCGCTCGCCCAGCTCGGGCCTCCAGGTCGTGAGGATCGCATGATGGGCGTCCTCCTCGGTCTCGCCGAGCTCGGGGTCGAAGGCCTGGATCCGTTGCGCGGGAAGGGTGCGGTCCTCGCCGGCGCCAGGAAGGGTGAGTTCCAGGTCGGTCGTCTCGGTGCGTACTGCTTTCAATGGGACCTCCTCGGGATCGTGTTCTCGGGTTGCCGAGAAGCTACCGAGAGGGCCGGAGGGCTCGGGGGCCCGCGGGGCAGGCCGGGCCCCCGAGCGGGGGGTGAGATCAGGCCGGGGCCGTCTCCAACTCCTCGGCGTCGGCCGCGTGGACCTCCTCGATCTGCTGACCGACCGCCTCGAGCGTCAGCCGCTTCGCGGTGCCCATCGCGCGGATCGCGTTGCCTTTCGACTCGAAGCCCTCGCCTCCAACGGCGACGATCTTCCCGTTGTCGGCTTTCAGCCGCCAGTAGTACTTCCCGTCCTCTTCGGACTGGTAGGTCTCGAACATCAGGCCTCCCTTCAGAGGGGTAGACGTCTACCGGGCGAGCCTACGCCTTACCGGCGAACGGCGTCGACGAAGCGGGAGACGACCAAGGGGCCGAAGCCGCAAATTGCGGCGATTGGTCCGGCGACGATCTGAGGGACCGCGACCTGCGTCAGGAAACCGTAGACGCTGCCGGCGATCGTCAGGCCGGAGACGACCTCGGCCGGGCGCTTGCGGAGGACCTTCACTTGAGCGGCTCCAGGTCGTAGTGGCGCCGGATCCGGTTGACCTTCCGGCGGGTGCGCTCGAAGTCCTCGGAGTGGGGTCGGTCCTCCTTCAGCCGGAAATACCTGGCGAGCAACAGGACGTAGCGCATCGGGTAGGAGGGACCCGGGTCCCAATGGCCGCCACCGAGGATCCCGAGCTGCTTATGGGAAGCGACGCCGGAGCGGACCAGGAAGCCGGCCGGCGCGATGCCCCGGCGGATCGGGATCCCCCACTCCTTCGACCAGTAGGCGATCCAGCGGGCGGTGTTGGCGAGCTGGCGCGGATGCTCGCGGTACCACTCCGAGCGCTTCGTCGAGGCGAAGGCGATCTGCTCGATGTTGAGCGTGAACGGGTTGTCCGAGCTGCACGTCCAGGCCTTCTCGTCGTCGGAGACGAAGCGGGCGTCGTGGCCCTCTGCGTCGTTGGCGACGTGCGAGCTTGCTTCGGCGTCGGCGCGGTCGAAGAAGTCGGCGAGGCCCTGGAGGTCGCGGATCCCCTTCAGGTTCGATCCCTCGGTTGTGTGGAGGACGATCAGGCCCGGCCGAACGCCGCCCCGACTGGAGCGGTTGCGGACGATCTTCGTGACCTCGGGCTTCATGAGTAGAAGTAGCGGACCCGTTCGGGTCGGGAGTCGACGTGGCGGACGGTGCGGTCAGAGGGCGACTGGTAGCCGATCGCGCCGTTGGCAAAGACCTTCTCCGCGGTGGCCGCCTTGATCGGCGTCTGCGGATCGCAGGCCCGAGCCTCCAAATGCTGCGAGTTCGGAACGCCGCCTTCTGCGGCGTTGTGCGCCGGCGAGCGGTACCAGGAGAGGATTGCGAGCGGGCGATCGCCTTCTAGGTGGCGGACCCGCTCCATGTGGAGGGCGTGGCGCTGAGCCTTGCGGCGCAAGCGCGACGGGATCGCGATCCCGTCCTTCGAGGCTGCCTCCTTCCGGGTGAAGTTCGGCGAGAGGAATCCGTGGTCCCAACACTTTTGCTTGAAGGGACGGGCCTTGTCCGGGTCGAGGGGAACCGTCCAGGGCTTCCGCCAGTAGCGGCGCTGCTGGTCGGTCGTAAGCCATCGGGGGACGTCCATCGGTCGAGGATGGTCCGCCCCCGGTCGGACGGAAAGCTAGTTGCTGAGCGATTTGGGGTTCGGGTAGCTGCGGTGCAGATGTTCGGAAAGCCACCGCATCTTGACCACGCCGGGCGGGATCAGGTTCTCCAGGAGCCGCGCGATCATGCCGCCAGGGCGACGACGTCGCCATGCTGCGAGACACTGAGCTCCTCGCCGATCTCCGAACCCGGGACCAGGGCCTCGACTTCCTCTCGAGGGAGGCCCGTCCGGCGCGAGATCCGGCCGAGGGTCGTCGAGCCGCGCTCCGCTATCTCGGCGGCCACGGCCTCGCGGATTCGCTCGCGGCGCATATCGGCCACGATCTGCTCAGGTGTGCGAAGGCGCTCCATGCCCTCCAAGGTAGGCCCCAAACACGACGGAACCCGGCTCGCGCCGGGCCCGTCGAATGGGACTCCCTAGCCGGCTACCGGGTCGGGAGCGGGGGCGGAATACCGCGCCCCTGGCGCTGGCTTCGTTGTGCACGACCGCCAGCTATGTGAGACGGAGGCTAGGCCATCGGGAGGACCTCTTGTCCCATTCGCGTCGCCGCGGCCTCGCAGTAGCGCTCGTCCAGCTCGATCCCAATCGCGCGCCGGCCGGTGTCCTTCGCCGCCCGCAGGGTCGAGCCCGAGCCCATAAATGGATCGAGGACGAGGCCACCAGGAGGAACCGAATAGGCGATCAGGGGCCCGACGACGGCGAGCGGCTTCTGGGTCGGGTGCAGCGCGCGGCCATGCTCGGAACGCGCCTCAATCACGGAGCGCATAAGCCGCGGTCCTCCGTCCTCGGAGGCATAAGCGGCCTCCTCGATCCGGCCCATGTGCGTCGGTCGCCGCTTTCGCCTCAGCGTCCGTTTGGTCGCGTCGTTCGTCGTCTGCGGATCGAGGTAGAGGCCCCCCCAGCTCCCGCGATACCAATGCAACGCGAACTCATGGACGCGGCGAAAGCGGTCGGTCAGGAAGCCACTCCCGTTGTGCTTTTTCCAGACGATCTCTTGGCCGAAGCTCCAACCGGCCGCGGCGAAATCGGCAGCGTGGGCGAGCCAGAAGCGCATCGACCCAAAGCACCAAAGCTGCGGGACGTCGCCGCCGAGAAGGTCGAGCCAGCCTCGGGTGCGGACGTCCCACTTGAGCGCGGTATCTCCGTAGGGCGGATCTGTGACTACTGCGTCGATGCCCCCCCCCCCTCAAGCTCCGCCAAGATCTCGCGGCAGTCGCCGCAGTAGATCGTGATCCCGCCCTCGTCGTAGTAGGGCTTCAAATCTTGAGTCCTCCGCCGTCCTGCTCGGAGTGGAAACCGAAGCCCGGCTGCCAGCCGATCGGCATTACCCAGACGTGCCACATGGGGCGGTTGTCGACGACGAAGCGCGCCGGGGGGAAGATCTCCAGGCCGAAGCGGTTGGGCCCGTTCGGCGCGAGCGCTTCCTTGACCGCCTGGAGGGTCGACCAGCCGGGGTGAACGTTGCCGCCATCGTGGCGGCTGACGGTGAGAAGGTCGATCCCGGGGTGCGCCTCATACTGGCGACGCTGGACGACGAAGGTCCTGTTCCGGTAGCCGCCGACGACATCGGGGTTGCCCTTGGCGCGCGCCATCTTGACGAACTCGGCCGAACAATCCTCCCACGGCCCGCGTGCGCCCTTGCCGAGCTTCGAGGCCTTCACGACGCGAAGAGGTAGACCAGGATCCCGATCTGGACGAGCCAGGCCACCTCAAAGAGAATGAGGCCGACTTTAGCCGCGGGCCCGAGGAGCCGCCAGCCTTCGCGGGCCGTGTGCCAGATCTCGCGAGTCCTCCTCACGCTGCCTCCCAGCTCCGGTCCTGGCGCTGCTGAACCAGGCCGCGTTCGCGGAGACGCTTCAGCGCCGCGGAGCCGTCCGAGGAGGCATACCCGCAGCACGCCTTGCCGCCGCCCTTGTAGCGGTCAGCGGCGGCGCCGAAGCCGCAGCATCCCGTTCCGCGGTGCGCGTGGACGATCACGCCGGCTTCGACGGGGCGTATCGAGCCCTGGTCCTCGATCTTTCGCAGGATCGCCCGTTGGGCGTAGCTGAGGGCAGCGCCACGGCCGGCGCTCGAGCTGCGCTGCGCCTGCTCGGTCGGGACCTCGCCGCCGCCGAGCTGGAGTTGAGGCGGGCCGTCGTCGGTCACGATTTCCAGTCGTCCAACGGCACTCGCCCTTCGACCTCGCCGAACCGTTCGGCCTCGCGGATAGCGTCCTCGCTCGGGATCACACGTTCGGGAGGGCACCACTCGCCGGGTTCCCAGGGGTGGGCGGGTTTGTTGCCGCACCCGCACAACATGCCTACCTGGTCAACGCTAGGCATCTACGCCCCCCCCCTCGGATTTGTCGGCCTTCGAGATCAGCCCGGCGACCGCGAGCTGGTCGCGGACGTCGCGGACGAACTCTGCGGTCGCGATCATCGCGTCGGCGTCGAAGGACCGGGCTAGTCGGTTCGCCTCGTTCTGGATCGCGATCACCGCCGAATTCCACAGAACCCACGGCGTTCGCTTGCAGTGGACGGCGGCCTCGATCGCTTCCTCGGCGGTGATCGGCACGGCGCCGTTTTCCTCGGGGTCGGAGCCGTGCATGTAGGCGACGGTGATCTGCGCCTCTGACGTCACCGGCTCGGCTTTCGGGTGGATAACAAAGTGGGCCCCGCCGAAGAAGGAGATCGCGACGATCCCGTTAGGCGAGTCGCCGACGCTGCGAATGACGCCGCTCTTCGCGTAGTGCTTGATCTTGAGTCCTGCCATCGGTCCTCCTGTGTTCTCGGTTGGGGCGACTCTACGGCGTCCTGCGGCGTCAGCCGCCGGGGAGGCCGGGCCCGGGCGGGCAGCCGTGCTTTCGCCAGGCCTTCATGTGGGCCCGGTACTCGGGCCGGTCCTCCAGCGGCGCCGGGTCCTTCATGGGGAAGGGATCGGACGGCGGCGGCGCGTTCGGTTCGCCGCCGCCCTCGATCAGCCGAAGACGACGGCGCTCCGCTCGCGCCCGCGTTCGCTTCCCCTTAGACAACCTGCTCGGCGGTAATGAACGTCTGCGTGATCTGGGCCGATTCGGGACCGACCGTGCAGGTCGAACCTGCGCCGCCGACCGACCGGGCGTAGATCGCGATTTCGTGAGGCCCGACCGCCAGGCCGAAGAAGTCGACGACGACCATGACGTTGCCGTTGACGGAACCGTTGCCGACGTAGATCACACCGGCTCCGGGTGCCGCGGCCTGGCCGTCGACGCGGAGCTGGAACTGGCACGGCAGGAAGCCGGCGGACGCCGAGCCGGTCCAGGAGACCTCCAGGATCGACGTCGGGTCTTCCTTGACGTAGGTTTCGATCGGATCGAGCGGGACGAATTCGTCGCTGACTTCGGCGCTCGCGGCGCCTGCCTCGAGGCCGAGCTGCGGGTCCGGCGCTTCGACGTCGGATGGCTGAACCTGATTGGTCCCTATGTCCTGCGACTGGACGCCTTCGGTTGCGAGGTCGGCGCTGGCGACGGTGCCGTTCTGGACGTCGCTCGTCCGAACCGACCCCTTCCGGTAGTCCTGTGTCGTCAGGCTGCCGTTGCGGATCTGCTTCCCGGTGATGAGCACCTGGCCGGCGACCGCGCCGGCGATGCCGCTCACGGCGGCTACGAGGGCAAGCGTGGCGATCGCCAGCGCGGCCCGGATCTGGAGCTTCATGGATTCCTCCTCGGGGTTGGACTGTCTATATTGTAGACAGTCATGTCAAGTCTACGATCTGCGGGCCTCGATCGCCTTGTAGAGCCGGGCATTGTGTGGACTGACTGTCTCCCCGCTGACCTTGCTGCGACACGGCTCACGCCGGCCCGCCCCGCAGTAGGGACAGGGGACGTCCTTCCCCCAGTCGCCGCGATACTCGAAGCTAGCCGAGGTCCCATCCTCGCCAACCGGGGCCCGGGGATCGCGATGCATCTTCGACAGCCTCACGACTCGACCGATCGTAGCCATGCCGCGATCTGGTCGCCGGTAATTTGCCAGGATTTCTCACGGCTCAGCCCGGCGATCACGTCGTCCCTAAACACCTGGTAGCGCCGAGACACGGCCACCAGGCGATCGGCTTCATCCTCGCCGCCGGCGGCCTCTCCGCCGAAGTAGTCGATCAGGATGCAGCGGGCCAGGTCGGACGGGCCCGATCCGCTATATCCGACCTCGAAGCCGTCCGGCGAATGCAGGACGTAGTGTTTCAGCGCCTCCTCGGTCTCGCCGGTGCGGACGGTAACCGCCAGGCCGCCACCGGCAGCAGCGGCGAGACGCTCGCCGATATAGAGCTTTCGCCGGCCGCTCACCGCTCGCCCTCTTCCTCGGCCCGCGGCTGGACCAGCGGCGACGTCGACCAGCGCTCCAGTTCGCCGAGGGCCCGGGCCGCTCGGACCCACCAGGCCGGTGTATCGCCGGCGAGAAGCTCGACGAGCGTCTGGACGTTGGGGACCAGCTCGTCGCGGACCAGGGCTTCGAGTTCGTCGCGACGCTCCTCAGCGGCGGCGAGCGCATCGCGGAGCTTCTGGACCTCGATCGACTCCGGCTGTAGCGCTTCCTCGGCGGCCTCGGCGAGTGGCCGGGCCTCGTCGGCTATGCCGTTGTGCGGAACCCTAACGACCATCATCTGCCCGCCAGCGTCGCAGAAGATCACCGGGAGCGGATCCGGGATCTCCCTTGGAAGGCGCCGGGCAACGGCGAGCCATGTTCGGCCGAACTGGATCGCCGCAGTCCGCGTCATGTAGCCGGTCGGGCGGAGGTCCAACGCCTCCCCCCTGAAGGAACCGACCGCCAGCTCCTCCACCTTCGGGACTCTGCCGACCTCGATCACCCCGTCCTCTCCACCGGGCGGCGCCGGCGGGACCGCGATCTTCGACGCTCGGCGGAGCGTCTTCTCGATCTCGTCCTGAGCTTGCCCACTCCAGCCCGGAACGCCGCCGGCGATGATCTCCGAGACGCGGCGCAACGTCTCCTCGGCCCGGTCGCATCGGCGGGTGATCGTCTCGACCTGGCCCTCAGCGAATTCAGCGCCGATCTTGGCGCGCTGCCGCTCGACCTCCAGGGCCTCCTCGGCTTTGTCGGCGCGGGCGGCCTCCGTGTCGGCGCGCTGCTGCGCCTTATTGCGTTCGTCGATGAGCTTGTCTGCTCCTGCCATCGTGCCTCCTCGGTGATCGTGTTCTCGGTGTCCACAGTATAGACACCTTGCGGATGGCGGTCTACTTCGCCGGCGCCTTCGCCTGCTTCTCGCGGCGCTTCGCCTTGGCGGCGTCGACGCGCCGCGCCGTGTCGGCCCCGAGGAGGAAGGAGTCGAGGGCATCCGTGGGCATCGCCGCGGCACGCTCCTCTGCGGCCGCGCGTTCGGCTGCGGTGCGGCTGGAGTCATTCGCCTCGATCGGCCCGCCACGGTGGCCGCCGACGTTGGTCGTCGACTGACCCCTGGCGAGGCGCTCCGTCTGCACGACTCGGGGGATCGCCCTGGCCGTGGTCGCCGCCAGCGGGACCAGTTGGTCCATAGGCAGCTTTTCGAGTTCTTCCCGCCCCGTCTTCTGGCCGAGCCGGCGCATCAGCTCCAGGCTCGGCGCCGCCATCGCCTCGAGCGCGGAGACGGTGAGCTCAGCTTGCCGTCTCGCCCGTTCGGCCAGCTCGTCCAGCGTGGACTCGTCGACGCGCTTGGCCGCCTCGGCGTCGAAGGCCTGCGCCCTGGCGACCCAGCGATGTTTGCTTGACCACCGATCCATGAGCGTCTTCGACTTGCCCAACTCCCGCGCCACCCTGGCCGTACTGCGCTCGCCACCCAGGAGGAGGTAGCAACGGAAGGCGCGGAAGGCGGGATCGGTCTCCTCCGGCAGTCGATCCCATGCGTTCTCGGGGGCAGCTTCGCGGGCGGGGCGCTTGCCTTTGCCTGTGGCTTTGGAGGTCTTCCGTTTCGCCATCGGATCGAGGGTACGGGCCTAGTCGGAGAGGCCGGGCATCCGGCGGACTGAGCGACCGCGGGGGAGCTGGAGATCCATAGATCAGGATCCAGGGGGAAGGAGGGCGAGACCCGAGCCGGTGAGCTGCTCGAGGTCGCCGGCGAGGCGCTGGCCGACCGTCTGCCCGTCCGGGAGCATGAAGTGGGCGAGAAACTCGTCCTCGAAGCTGACGATCCCCGACTCCACGACCTCGAGCTTGGCCTTGATCGCGAGGGCGAGCGCGCGCCAGCGCTGGCGGATCGCCTGGTCGTAGGCCTGCTCGATCGAGCCCGGACTACGGGCCTGGCCGGTCGGCGTGTAGGCGATCTCGTCGGCCTGGCGGTCGGGCATCGGCAGGAGGAAGCGGACGGTCTTCCCGTGGGCGCGGAAGGCGACGACGGCGGTCTCGCCCTCCCAGCCGTACATGAAGCCATCGCAGCCGTAGCGCGCGAGCGTCTTCTCGATCTCGGCCCTCGAGCGCTCGGCCGGGACCTTCGTTTCTGCGGCATAGCGGCTCATCGTTTCATCCTCCGATTCCCGCGGACGATCCGCGTCGCTTTCGGTCGGACCCGGTTCAGGTTCGCGTAGCGCGTCGCGGGCTCGGTCGATTCGTGTTCCTGCTCGGTCCGTCCTGCGCCGGCCTTTCATGGGTCGAGCTTCTCTTCGATGGCCTGCGCTACCTCCTCGACGAAGTTGACCAGGTCTCGGAGGACGGCGAACTCCTGCGAGGCGAGAAGGACGCCGGAACCATCGCGCATGGCCTGGCAGGCGATCCCGTATAGGTGGCGCAGCTCGTCGTGGCCGGCGCAGCCCTCGACGACTTCCTCGATCGAGACGGCCGTCGCGGTGGACCCGATCCCCTCCTCCTCCATGCTGACCGGAGTTACGCCGGGCGGTGTCGCGGTCGGCTCGAAGGCGTAGTCAATCGCGAAGGAGGGTTGGCGGTTGGGGAAGGCGAAGACGACGATCCCCGGTAGCTCGGCCGACGTCGAGCGCAGGCAATGGTCGGCTTCGTCGTAGCGGATCGTCAGCTCGCGGCTCATGCCTCTCTCCATTCGCCGGTGCTGGCCAGGGAGACCTCGCAGCCGTCGACGCGCCAGCCGAGCTTGTCGAACTCTGCGCGGGCCAGCTCGAGCCCGGTCCTGACGAAGGCCAGGTCGTCGGTGGACTCCCAATCGGGCTTCTCGACGTCGACGACCAGGTCGGTCGCCGCGCCGCCATCCGTGAAGCCCACCTTCGGCCGCTCGACCAGGCGCAGGAGGCCGAGCCGGTGATCGCCGAACGGGAGCTTGTCGCGGACGTCGCCGGCGATCCGGGCCCGCAGCCTCACCCGCCTCACGACACGGCCTCCAGCTTGCCAGGGCAGTCCGCCGCGCAGGCCTGGCCCTTGCCGGCCCCGCAGAAGCGGCAGGGCGGCGCGCTCGGGTCGATCGCCGCTACTGGCGCGTCCATGCGTCCCTCTCGTCCTCGGGGAGCTCGCCGATCTTCTCGACGAGCCAGTCCCGGATGCTCGTCAGCTCCCAAGCGTCGACGTTCTCGGGCGGCGAGACCTCGGGGCGCCGGCGCAGGACCGCCTCGACGGTGAGGAGGGCCTCCTCTCGCGGTAGCGCCTGGAGCTTTTCCTGCCAGGTCCTCGGCTCTTCGTCGGACTCGGGGTGCCAGAGGAGAGAGAGGATCTCTTCGCGGCGCACCGCGAGCTGCTCGGCCATGCGTTCGCATTCGGTGAGCTTGCCCTGGTACTCGGCCTCGGCGTCGGCCTTCTTCTCGCTGGCGGCGAGCTGGACCTGCGTCCCGAGTTTCTGGGCCGTCTGTCCGAGGCCGGCCATACGACGCTCGATCTCGTTTAGCTCGGTGACGAGCGCCGCGCGCCCCATCGCCTCTTCGATCTGTCCCTTGCTCAGGGTCACTTTTTGGCTCCTTTCCGCTGCCGTTTCGGTAGCGCGTTCTTGTGGACGATCACATGGAGATCGAGGACGCCGTCTTCGAGGCGCGCCGTGATCCCGCCGCCGTCCTTCAGCGTGGTCCCCACCTCCTGGCGAAGGAGGGCGTTCGGGTCGATGCCCTGGTCGTTGAGCAACTCGCGCAGCGTCACAACTCGGCCTCCATTGCGTCGGCGCCGTCAAGCATCGCGGCGGCGAGCTGGCGAAGCGCCGCCGGCGTTGGGCTCATGTGCAGCCGGGCGCCGCCGGTGCGAAGGTGGATCGACGTTTGCGCGGGCAGTTCGTCCGCGGCCGGCTCGAAGGTGACGTCGGCGACGGTGCCGTTCATATCGGCCATGCCGATCGTGCGGGTCCAGGGCTCGGACTCGGCGCTCACGGCTTGCCGTCCTCGCGTGGGTCGATCGCCATGAACGCGGCGGCGATGCCGTGCTCGGGGCGGACGGCCGCCAGGACTTCGTCGATCAGGTGGCGATAGCGCCGCGCCGACCAGGCCAAAGAGCCGCTCGGGCCGGTGATCCATAGGCGTCCGCCCGCGAGGCCGGGCGAGTGAAGCGGCCGGACCCACATGGCAAGGGTCGAGTCGGGGATCTCCGAGGCCTCGAAGCGGGCGAGGACCTCAACCCACAGCTCGGCACCGGCGGCCCTCTCCTCATCGCTGAATCCGTACCGGGCCCGAAGCTCGGCCTGGAGCTTCTCTACCTCCCTGGCGATCTCGTTCTCGGAGAAGTCGAGGCGACCGGAGGCGAGCATCAGGGCACAGACGGCGACGACCATCGGGACCTCTCGAGGGTCTCGTCCTGCGACCACGATCGCCCTACGTGCAGTTTCCCTTCTCAGCTCCTCCAGATTCGGTCTCTCTTCGCGCGGGCGCCCGCGCGCGCCCGGGTACGCGCCCGCCTGCGCGCGCCCGCGCGTTGAATGCCGATTACGTTTGGAGTAAGGAGAACCGCTCATAGGACACAACGCCTCCGAGAGACGGGCCTGGTCAGGCCGGGACGGGGTGGGCCGGGACGGGCCGGGGGTTCGCGCGCTGCTTCGACAACTACACGAAGCAGGCCGACGAAGCAAGTTGCTTCGCTGGAGTGCTTCACTCGTTCGCTTCGCCAAGGGATTCCCTCGCTTCCTCTCCCACCTGGCGCCGGCGAGAAGCGCCCGAGGCCTTGCCGCCCTTGGCTCCCGACTTCGCCCGTTTGGCCCGTTCGATTTCGACCTCCTCCCGCGACTTGTTGTAGTCGAGGAAGTCGTGGATCTCGAAGCCGCCACCGACCCGTTCCCAGCGGCCGGCGCCGACCAGGATCTCGGTCAGGTTGTGTAGCTCGGCCTCCTTCCCTGCGTACCAAAGGGCGAGGATCTCGTCGGGGACCAGCCCGTCCGTCAGGTGCTTTGCGCTGTAGGCGATCGCCCTCACGTCGAGCGCGAAGGCCTCAGGGCTCTTGGCCCATACCTTCAGCGTCTTTGGGTTGTCGACAATGTCGTCGTCGATCCTGACCCAGCTCATAGAAGCCTCGCCTTCGACCAGCCGATCGCGATCACGGTCAACGCCGGCTCGCGCTCGTCGACGTGGAAGTCGATATCACCGAAGCGGAAGTGGTCCCGGGTGTCGTCGGGAATCCACCGTCCCTCCGGCCAGGCCGCGCGATCACCGACCAGGGCGTCACCGAGCGCCTTCTCGAGGGTGGCCCTGAAGTTGCCCTCGTCGCGCCGGCGTTTGGTCGTGAAGCGCAGCGAGGCCGCGGCTTCGACGAAGTCAACCTGCTCGCGCGGCCATTCGCCCCGGGCCTGCGCGGCGACGAGCTGCTGAGTGAGCAACATCGACCACAGGGCCTTGAAGCGGCGATAAGCGCCGGCGTGGGGGCGCCCCCCGACCTCATTCAGGGACGGGGGAACGCGACCCGGGACCTCGATCCTGGCCTGTCCGTCATGCACCCGCGCCGATCTCCTTCAGCGTGATCCGGCGGGCTTTGTCGGCGGGTTCCTCGCTGAGGCGGATCGCCTCGTCGATCTCGGGCTTCCCGAGCTTCTTCAGGGCGGTGACACCGCGCTTGCGGACCTTCAGCTCGACGGGTTCGTCGATCGCCGCCTCGAGCGCGGCCTGTGAGATCAGGCCCTTCTCGACGAGCGGCGTCAGGTTCGCCTTCAGCCGCTCGGCGTTGTACTCGACCTGGCCGGGCGGCTGGCCCTTGATCTCGATCGTGCCGGCGGTGCGGCTCCAGCTCGCGTCGAGGTCCATGCGCCGGTGCAGCTCTTCGCTGAGCGGTCGCTTGGCCTCTCGACATTGGGCCTCCAGCTCCCGGATCCAGTGGAGGAACTCGGCCAGGTAGGTGTCCTCGGCCTTGACCAGGTCGACGATCTCCCCGGTGCGGGGATCGAGGACCTCGCGCTTCTCGACC